CGCAGCCGTTTCAGATTTGTTTGACGCCGTTTCTATAACAGGTGGCACAATAACAGGTATCACGGACCTAGCTGTTGCGGACGGCGGCACGGGAGGTTCCACTGCGTCGGCGGCTCGTACAAACCTTGGTTTAGCCATAGGCAGCGATGTCCAAGCTTTTGATGCTCAACTGGCCGATGTTGCGGGTCTTGCCGTAAGTGACGGCAATATCATTGTGGGTAACGGCACCAACTTTGTTGCAGAGTCTGGGGCCACGGCCAGAGCTTCTTTGGGTGTGGCAATTGGTAGTGATGTTCAAGCTTTTGACGCCGACACTCTAAAAGCCGATACCGCTGACGAGCTAACCGCAGGGTTTAGCGCCGCAGTTCACGATGCGGGAACGAAAAGTTCTGGGACATACACCCCAGACGTTGATGACGGAAACTTTCAGCAAGCAGTTAATGGCGGTGCCCACACTCTGGCGGTGCCCGCAAAAAACTGCACCATGGTTATTTTGTACAAAAATAATGCTTCTGCCGGGACTATCACAACTTCTGGATACACTGTAGTTGACGGAGACAGTATTACGACCACCGACGGGCATGAGTTCTTTTTCTATATCACAAGAGTAAATGACGGTTCCTCCACCTTCTCACTTTTAACCGTAAAAGCGCTACAATAAAGGAGATGCGTAATGGGAACTGGCGAATTAATGCCAATAGTTCAAGGGGGTCATCAAAAACTCGACCTTAGCCTTACTATATCAGGTAATACTTCAAACTATAATATAGCTACTGTAGCTGCCCAGAACGGATATAACGCGAGTTCCGACGACACGCATCTTTTTGTTACGGTAAACTCAGGCGTAGAAGTTACCGCTACAATGACTAATCCGGCGCTTCAAACAGGATCAATAAATGCAGCATCCCCGCTAACGATTACAGTAAACGGAACGGTGACGGGGTACACGGGGGCTACAGGCAGCACGATGGTCCCCGGTCAAGCGGGCGCCGTTGGTGGTGATGCCATTCACTTTAACACAAACACCCCTGCTACAGGCACCTACGCCGTGCTTGTCGGGTCTCAAGGAACTGTGCGCGCTGGTGGCGGAGGCGGCGGAGGCGGCGGCTCAGGCGGACGGCGACAAGCACTGGTAGATGACGGTAAAGGCACTCAGTCTTGTGTAGATAACGTAGGGACTCCTATGTTTAGAGGCTCTTCCGGTTCTGCCGGAGCCCAAGGCGGGTTTGGTCAGGCGGGTCAAGCTGGCGCAGGGGGTTCGTTAAACGGCATGAGTGGAGACCCCTCCTGTCCAGTAGCGATTGCCGCAGGGTCAGGCGGGCCGGGTGGTGCTGCGGGGTTCGCTGTTAGGAAAAACAGTAGAACGGTTTCTGTAACCAACCAAGGAACTGTTCAAGGACAGACGGCATAGATCATGGCAAATATTTTAATGACTTATTCTGGCGGAATAAACAGCACTTATGGTTTATGGAAATGGCTTTCCAACACCTCACACAACATCACGGCTGTGTATTCTGTGGAAGATTGGCTAAAGTTTAAATATTCAGACGCAGACGAAAGAGAGGTTCGGCAAAAAAATGGCGCAGACGCTGTAGTCGCGTGGCTAAAATCGAATGTTCGGGATTTTACTTATGAAACCGTCACATGGCCTATGAGTTATACGGAAAACCGTCAGCCAATTCGTGAAGGTTTTTCATTTCACATGGATGTTGGGCATTTAGAGCCAAGGTATCACGGTCTTAAACAGTTGATAGACAGCCGCTCTCCTGACGGCGTCGTCGTAGGTATGTCTTTAGAAAACACTAGCCACGATTGCAGCTACGGAGCTTTTAGGTCGCACATTGAAACAGAGGGCGTGGATATTTACCTTGCAGGATCCCGAGACTTTTCTCCTGTGCCTAAAGGAGACAGTTTTAGCTGGGACGTTGTTGCGCCTCCCTTGTCCGGTAGGTTTGAACAATGGGCCGCGCTTCCTAATGAGCTTTCAGCCTTGATACCAGCGTCTTGTCCCGTTTTTCATGATCCAAGAACTTATACCGGTTCAGCTTGTTTAAGTTGTCACTACCTTGCTGTTCGGGACGAAGTCACCGACAAAACTCCCGCAGAGATAGACGCGGTATTTGCGGAGGAAGGCTGTTATGGTCAGTGGCGCGGCAACGCAGATCCGGGCAGTTACATATACCGAGGTAATCCTATTTTGATAGCTAGAAATCTTTTAAAGTTAAATGAATAAACCGTCTAAATGATTGGTCGGGTTGTCATATTAACACTTTTAATAATTTTCTGTTTGTCTTTTTTTATTAGAACAAGCGACGCCGCTTTAATATGTATCGAAGGCTGGAAGAATTTAGTAAAAGCGACTGAGGACCAAAACGAAGAATTAAAGTTTGTTGGAGTAAATGCGGTAGGACACGCTGTTTATTTCTTTACGAGTGATGCTATGTTTACTTTCTTTTTTACTCCCGACGGTCACAACTTTTGCACTAATGAAGCACTCATGGGAACCACAGTAAAACCTCATGTTGAAGAGTTAAAAGATGCCTCTAAGTAAACTTCAGTTTAAGCCCGGTATTAACACTGAGGTCACTGCTTACACCAACGAGGGTGGTTGGAATGACTGTGACAAGGTTCGTTTTCGGTTTGGTTTTCCTGAAAAAATTGGTGGTTGGGAGAAGTATTCTCAGAACGTGATTTTGGGCACATGTCGCTCTCTTCACGCGTGGCGGGCTATTGATAATTCTAGATATTTGGGCGTGGGAACAAACATCAAGTTTTATGTTGAAGAGGGTGAAACTTTTTTTGATATAACCCCACTCAGAAAAACCACGACAAACTCTACTACGTTTTCGGCATCAAACGGTTCTGCTACCGTAACCGTTACGGATGCTAGNCACGGNGCANTNGTNNNNGATTTTGTNACNTTTAGCGGNGCNGCNNNTCTTGGNGGNAACATNACNGCGGCAGTGCTAAACCAAGAGTACGAAATCCAAACCGTTCCAAGCACAGACACGTACACAATTACTGCAACAGCGACCGCAAACTCATCAGACAGTGGCAATGGCGGAGGGTCCGTAACCTCTAAGTATCAGATAAACGTCGGCACAAACGCGGTGGTTCCCGGAACCGGCTGGGGTGCCGGAACTTGGGGTCGCGGCACATGGGGCTCGGCTGCGACAACGACCGCAGGGGGCGCTTCTCTCCGCGTATGGAGCCAAGATAATTTTGGTGAAGACCTCATTATCAATCTTAGAGACTCTAGGATTTATTATTGGGACAAATCTTTGGGCACAAACTCAAGGGCGGTAGATATAACCACGCTAGACGCAAACGCACCCACCGTAGCTCGACAGATTATTGTTTCCGACAGAGATAGACACGTTATTGCTTTTGGCTGCAACGCACTGGGAAGTGCGGATCAGGATAAACTTCTAGTCCGTTTTTCAGACCAAGAAAACGCCACAACGTGGGAGCCCACCGCCACAAACACTGCGGGAGATTTGGTTGTAGGGTCTGGTTCTGAAATAATTCAAGCGGTTGAAACGCGCCGCGAGATTGTAATCTTCACGGACGCGTCCACTCACTCCATGCAGTTTATAGGTCCGCCGTTTACTTTTGGCATTAATCAGCTTGCCGCTAACACCACTATCATGGGGGCTAACTCAGCCGTTGCCGTTAACGATTCCGTCTTCTGGATGGGTAAAAACCGTTTCTATGTTTACGATGGTCAGATTCAAGACTTGCCTTGCACAGTCCGAGACACAGTGTTTGACAATTTCAACGAAACGCAGTCAGACAAAGTTTTTGCAGGCGTAAACTCAGAATTTGGTGAAGTGATTTGGTTTTACTCTTCTGCCCAATCTGACAACAATGACAAATACGTCATCTACAACTACGAAGAAAAAGTTTGGTACTTCGGTAATTTAGAAAGGTCTGCATGGCTAGACCGCGGACTAAAATCTAACCCGATTGCGGCCAGTTCAAATAGTCAGTACCTGTTTAATCATGAGGTTGGCGCAGACGACGACGGCTCCGCTTTGGCGGCACACATAGAGTCCAGCCCCATAGACATATCCGACGGCGATAAGTTTGGTTTTATTCGTAGACTTGTGCCTGACATCAGTTTTCTTACGACGCCAAGCACNGCATCTAAAGAAGTTACTTTTACTTTGAAAGCCGAAGACTTTCCGGGGACTGGCTTTACTCAGAACTANGCGTCAACGGTTACGGCAGACGANACTCAAAACCATGTTCGCATTCGAGGACGCGGCTTGGGTCTTAGGATAGAGTCCGCCAACCAAGGNGTAACGTGGCGGCTNGGNTCACCTCGGGTGGATATACGGCAGGACGGTAGGCGATGACCAGTCGATCTCTTGTNCCGCCACAGTTTGCGATTCCGCCATCTGAATACCGACAAACATACTTTGCGGACGTTATTCGTGCTTTTGGTGTTTTTGTAGATCAGACACAGCAACCGGGCGAGGGTCGTGCAACAACCTTCGTGATGACGAACTTACCCGACAACGATAGCGGNTTAGAGGTAGGCGGCCTCTTTCAATCTGACGGTTTTGTCAAGATTACCCGCGCATTCAACCCTCATCCGGCTGGCGTTGCTGCAACCGCTTCTGTCGGAACTGTTACAGTGGTGGTGCCATGAGTATTGTAGTTATGCCTGACGGCGGTCGCTGGTTACCTGCGACCAGTAATGAGACCGTTAAATGTGAGCATTGTGGTAATTTATCTGCTTTTTCTAAAAAGTCATATCCCGATGGAAACTGTCCTGTATGCGGTAATCCTTGGACTGGCAAGGAGAGGCAGGATGCAGTAATATGTGTGACAATGCCGCAAGCAATTAGCGGCGAAACGTGAGAAAAAGCATGAATGCTAGTCCTGTTGCAGCCGGTCTTGGTAGTTTTGCGTTAGANNACGACCAGATCTACGAATACGAAAAAAGTGTCGGNGATGCCGGAGGTATTGCCGATCTTGGTGCTATTCGTGAGCGCATGGAAAAGCTTGGCCGGTTTGGGGACGACACNCTAGCTCACGTTGAAACAGGCGAACTGGTCGTACCTAAACCTCTTCTTGACAAGATGCCGGAACTCAAGGAGTCAATTTTCGACCACTTGCGGGAAATGGGCGTAGAAAACCCAGAGCGGTATGTTGTCGGCAGCACAGAAAACTCAATCAACCCTGAAACAGGGTCGCCAGAATTTTTTCTAAAAAGTGTTTTTAGAGGCATAAAGAAGGCTGTCAAGNGTGTAGNTAAGGTTCTTAAAAAGGTTGCGCCGCTTGCAATCACCGTAGCAGGGACCGCGCTTCTCGGGCCTGCGGGNTTGGGCTTNAACGGNATTCTTGCTAGTGCGCTTTCAAGCGGCATCGGGACGTTGGTCGGCGGCGGTAGTGTTAAAGATGCTTTGTTTAGTGCAGCTATTGGCGGGGCTACTGGCCTTATAGCGCCCTCTGTCGGTGACGTGGCGGCAGGCGCACTTGGTGGTATGG